TTATGAAAAATAATGAAATTTTATCTAATGCAATAAATATATATAAATATGAGCAAGATATGTTAGATGAATGTTTATCTTGTAAATCTAAATATTCATAATTCATATTTAAGATGATTCTAACGCTAAAATTCGCTCGCAAATTTCATTTATTTTTGTATTTAATTGTGCTACTACATTAACAAGATTATCAAACTTTGATACAATGTCATTCATAGGAGCAAGTTCATCTTTGGTTGCAAGAACAGCAAGTTCATCTTTGGTTGCAAGAACAGCAAGTTCATCTTTGGTTGCAAGAACAGCAAGTTCATCTTTGGTTGCAAGAACAGCGAGTTCATCTTTGGTTGCAAGGGAAACGAGTTCATCTTTGGTCGCAAGAACCGCGAGCTCATCTTTGGTAGCAAGAACAGCAAGTTCATCTTTGGTCGCAAGGGTAACGAGTTCATCCTTTGTTGCAAGGGAAACGAGTTCATCTTTGGTCGCAAGAACAGAGAGTTCATCCTTTGCAGCAAGGCTTGCTTGTGAAAGGTTTGCTTGTAAATTAAGTAAGCTCTGCGTGAGTTCATCTTTAGTTGCAAGGCTTGTATGAGAATTAAGTAAGCTCTGTGAGAGTTCCTCCTTTGTTGCTAAAGCTTTTAATTGTAATTCTTGTGTTAAAATGGCAAACTCTTTTCTGACATTATGTAATTCATTACCAACATCTGTTTTGAAATTATATAAATCAATATTAGTATCTTGTACTACATTCGTATCTTGCACTATATCAGTAGATTGCGTAGGTATAGGCAGTTGAAGCGGTACAGGCGATTGAGAAGGCGTAGCGTTCTCTATTATTTTCAATCTATTATCAAGTTCATTAAGTTTAGAGTAGACAGGGATAAATGACATTACTAATATTAACTATTCTTAATTATATATAATATTATTATATAAAAAATTATAACACAGTAAAAATATATAAAAAATGATTATATATTCTAATATATAGAATTAAATAGACAAAGAATATGATTATTCCGATTAGATGTTTTACATGTGGGAAAGTTATGGCAGATATATCTGATTTTTACGAAAAAGAAAAGAATAAGATTGATGATACGAACGATGTTGACCCAGTATATAAAAACTTTGAAAAAATACATACCGGACATATTTTGGATATGTTGGGTTTAAAAAGGTACTGTTGCAGACGTAATTTAATTTCAAATATAGATATGATGGACATTATTTAATAATAAATATATTATCTACGAATAAGTATAATATTGTAAATGGATTCATATATTGAAAATTATGAAAATGATATGGTGGAACAACCTATTGAATATCCATCATCAAATACCATACCAAATACTGCAATAACCAAAGAAATCAAGAAGGATGTGAAGGAAACAACGGAAACTGATATAGAAAAATATATTGAAAAACAGATTGAGATTAAATTAAATAGTTTGCTGGAAACATTACCAGACAAAATACCCCCAAATATGAAAATTAAACCGATATATAACTTGACAATTAAAGAACTATATAAAAATACATTACAGACATTAATAGATATTATTAATGATATAGTAGAGGTGTATAGTAAGAAAGATTATATTAATAATAATAATTATATATACATATTACTTAACATATTTACAAAGGAAAACAGAAATATATATGTGGGAATTATGATAGTTATATTATCATTTATTGTATATTTTGTAGATGGCGTATCTATGTAAAATATTATCTTTTTTTATATCATATATAATTCATATATAATTCATATAATATTATAGTAAAATAATATAATTATAGATATTAAATATGGTATATAATGAAGTAATGAATATATATATGTATATTATTATTTTGGCAATTATTTACTATATGCTTAATAAAAATAAATCATCAATATTATTATCAATAATAATTATAATAATAGTATTCTATTATATAAATAATAATATCAAGGAGAATGATGTTAAAAACACAAAGATACGCAATATAAAAGAAGAAACAATCAAGAACGAAGTCAAAGATATTGTTGAGATTAATAGCAATAACTTCTATATCAATAAGAATGATAAGAATGCAAAATTTTTAATTAAAAATACCGAGTTTATGGATATATTATTTAACATTCGGTTTATTAAAAGATTTGATAAAACAAGATATTCTAATATGATTATTAATATGGATAAATTAATGAAAATATATATATATATATTGGCAGATAGATACGATATAAATGTGCATCTACCGTTGTTTAATGATATTAAAAATAATATTATCGAAATATTTTATTCGTTAATATTTGTTGTACCAAATAAATTTAAGCATATATATGGGTTTGACCCCCAGGTTGAAATAGATAATTCATTAGACAAATTTCGAAAAAAAGTAAAAGATATGATTACAGTGATTACAAATTATGCAAAAATTGGCAAGGAAAAGGTATATATTAATAATGATAAATATACACCTTATGAAAAAAATAAAGAGCATTATTTGCCTTAATAAACGCATTACATCTTTCTTTTAGCTTTCACTTTGTTTACTTTGTTTACTCTGTTTGCTCTGTTTGCTCTGTTTACTTTGTTTACCTTCTTCGCATCATCGCCTGCTTTTTCTTTACCTTGTTTATATTTGATATACAAGGTAGGTATTATTATATGAACAACCTTATATATATGCATTACATTTTTTGCTCCTTTTGTACAAGAAATGCACCCGCCTTTCATATTATTGCACCCACAATTACCTACCATTCTGGAACCACCTCTAATAGTAGAGAGATATAAATAATCTACTCCGGGTATATTCAAATAATCTATTTCGTCATTATTATTTGGCAAATATGTAGTTGGGTTATTTGAATAATTTTTGCTATCCGCAATGCGAGAGGCATCATATGCATCTGTGATTTTATTCAAATTATTATCATCATAGTTTGGTGTAATATCTATTATAGTATTGACACCGCTCATCTATTTATATTCTTAATATTTATTGATATATTAAATAGGCAAATCAATACAACTAATTATTGTATCCATTCTTGATTTCATTGCATTTATTTCTTCTTCTAATGATGTAATTTTACTTAAATCAAAATAGTTAATCAAAAGATTTATTTTTTCTGTTAAATCATTTATTTGGTTTTGTTGTAATACTATTTTGCGATGAAGTTCTTGAACAGCGCAAACATTCAAAGTATTAATATATTCTTTGTTCAATGCGTGAAAATCGTTTACCTCGGTGCCATATACAAATATTTTATTATATCTATAATCTATCTTTTTTATTTCAAAAGTATTAATATTTATTATTTTAACTATTTCAACTACTATAACATTATTGTTCATGTCAATGCATTTAATCATTGTATTTACACGGATATTTATAGTTTCAAAAGGTAATGATAAAGGTAATGTTAATATATTATTTATGTAATCATAATCTGCAACTGAAAATATATTAGGTATGAACTCTGTTTGAATTTTAACAGCATCTACAATAACTTCCCTTATCTGCTGTGCAATAAATCCATAAACCTTGCAATCTCCCTTTATTACCTTGTCAATATATTTATATGTTTTTGGTTCAATCGCTAATATCATATTTAACGCGGAATCATCATTAATATCTTCTATGTCTTCTTTAATCCTTTTATCACTACTCGCAATAACTGAACCACCGCCTGCAATCCATATACTTGAATTAAACTTTGTACATACGTCGTTAATTGCAACAGTAGATGTTAATAAATTTGATATAAATGCAGTACAAGTTGCTCCATTACCTCCTCCGCCAGTGAAGGACACTGTAGGAGGACTTGAATAACCACTTCCACCAGATGTTATGTTTACAGAAGTGATTACACCATTTGATACAACGACATTACCAGTTGCTCCACTTCCATCTCCGCCAGCGAAGGATATTGTAGGAGGATTTGAATATCCGCTTCCTCCTGCTGTTATGATTACCGATGTGATTACACCTCCTGTAAGAACTGCAGTACCAGTTGCTCCATTACCCCCTACGAATGACACTGTAGGAGGACTTGAATAACCGCTTCCACCCGATGTTATGCTTACAGAAGTGATTATACCATTTGATACAACGACATTACCAGCCCCACCACTTCCATCTCCGCCGGTAAAGGATATTGTAGGAGGATTAGAATACCCACTTCCTCCAGATGTTATGATTAGAGACGTTATTATACCACCTGATACATTAAAATATCTATTTGCGATTGCATCGGTAGATCCTTGCCCTACGGCAACTTCGAGTTTGTAATTAGTTGGTTCTATACCTATTCCTATATTTCCGATGTTGTAATTTAAATTATTATTAGAGATTGTCCATAATGATTGCCCATTAACACTTGTTATATTTTTAACATAATTAATGATATTATTACTTGAAGTGGAAACATAATTAATGATATTATTGCTTGATTCCACAACATAATTGGATGTCTCTTGAATATATTTTGGTAATATACTTTCACCTATTTTTGTTAAAAAACGCAGAAAGAAAGCGCCATTTTTCCCATTCTCTCCAAATTTTCCTCCACATCCGCTATTTATCGAATTATAACCAAGTTGTTGATCACCATAAACAATAACATTATTTATATTACTATTCCCTGCACCACCACAACCAATATATATATTACCATTATTCAGTTCGCCTATATTATCATCATTTATTAAATTTAAATATGTTTTGAAATTGATAGTACTATTAAAATTAAAAAATCTTGCAGTATTATCATCATTAACAACCCCGATATTACTATTAATAAGTCCGGATAATTCAAATAAACCAGTTCCGCCATTTAATAAATCACCTACAGAACCTATTCCACCACCACCATATCTACCACCTTCGTGACCGAAGTTATATATATTACTTGTTCCACCTAAAAGGTTATTTAAATTAGTAGTTATATTAAAAGAGGTTTTGGCTCCATAATTGCCTGAACCACACCCACCTATGTTTTGGTTAATAATATATTTACCAATTCTATTATAATAATTAGAACTGGTTCCCCCACCATCTGCAATTAAATCTTCGAAACTTGTACTGTTTCCAACCGTTGATATTTGGTTGAAATTCAAATCGTTGATATATCCTCTCCCGCCTCTGCCAACTTTCAAGGTTTTACTACCCGGAGGTATATATGCATCATTAACATATATTAGTTTTCCTGCACCGCCACCATAATTAGATGTTAAATCTTCACTTCCTATTCCCCCGCCTCCCCCACCACCATATGCAATAATATCGCATATTGTTTCCTCATTATCGAAATCAATAATATATTGAGTATAATTATTTGCGTTATATAGTTCGTTTATTTCAATTATGCTTAAAGCCTTATTATATATTTTGAAATCAGATAAGTTAAAATTATATGTATGATTAGTATTATTTAATGATGATATGGAATTATTTACAAAATTATTAAAACTTACATAGAATAAAAAGTCATTTTCTTCATTCTTAAATCCTCTTTCTACACCATCTACATACACGCGCACGTTGAACCTCGCTTCGACTTTTTCGATTGTCCATACTATATGGTACCAAATTTTTTGATTTATATTTGTGATAGTAAAATATGGTGCAATAACATTTATGAAAAAAATTAATTTATTATCAACATAATGAATATTAAATATACGGTTTGTTTCTAAATAATTATTATTATTACAATCTAATATTATGATTTCGTTATTTGAAGAGTTTACTTTCAACCATAAACTTATTGTTAGTGCCCAGTCAGTTTTATATATATTATTTGCTCTGAATATATTTAGCAAATTAAACTCTTCTTCAAAATTACAATATGTTGGCGTTCCTGTAACACCATTTACCTCTAAATATGTGGTATTCAAAGGGGAATATTCTTTGTTTAGATTTGAAACAGGTATTGGTTTAATTGCTACAGCACCATATAATTCTAAATTTGTATTAAGATTACTATCATATCCTTTATTTTCTATATAATTAATACCATTTTTAGTTTTTAAATTATCATTAATAAACTGAAACCATGTAGGTAATATATTTGCAATTTGATTTTGTCTATCAAATGATGTACCAATTAATGGATTATATTTTAACTTGTAAACCTTGTAATCTGTATCAGGGATAGGTGAAGAACTATCTAAATTATTCATAGTAGGAGAATTCATATAAATGATTTCGGGCATTACGCTTATTGTCCCTTCTTTATTAACATAAATACCATCGCCTATTTTTACACTACCGAGCCGATTTGTCCGTGCAGGTAAAGAAACGTTGTTTGTTTTAACAGTATTTATATAATTAATTAATATATTACTTGTAGTTAATACATAATTACTATTATTTGTGTTTTCGAATTGTACTACATCATTGGCTCCGTATATTGTATTTATTAAATTATTCGAAGTGTTTTTCACATAATTACTTGTATCACTTAGAAAATCTCTATTATTTATTATGAGAGCATTTCCTATCCATTGTAAATTAGTATTATTAACTAATTTATTATTATTGTAATATGTTATACCATTATTTGCATAACTACTATTTCCTGTTCCACCGCATATAGTACTTAAAAGTCCAGAGGTTATATTTGTTGCATTTAGTTTTTTAATATTTGTACCAATGCCTGCAAAAGACGATGCTGTTATATCTCCGCTTGTATCAATATCGGTAGTAAACAAACCTAAAATAGTTCTCGATGTTCCACCAGGGGTAATACTATTTGCCATTCCTATAAAAATTATATGTATTAAACTTAAATAATAAATAATTATTTAAAAAAAGCTTAAAAAAAGGCCAAAAATAAAACACGAAACTATTGTTCCAGACAACACCGGAAATATATGGTATATTTCATTATTAATATAATGCGTATCTATTATATCAGATAAGGTGTTTTCCAATATATCTACGCTTTCTACATAATCTTCATCGTAATCTTCTTCATGATTGTCATATTTATTATAATAATATTTTAATTCATCGATGCTATACCTAATCATATTGGGTTATATATATTATATATATATAATGTGTATAATATTTATATGTGTTATATGTTTATGTTTATATTAATTAAGTATATATAATATAAATATGAATACTACCTTCCGAACATCATCAATACCCAGTTTTTCTAAAATTCGCAGTTTCATATGGGCGTTTGTAGATCCACTTTTAGGAATAAATAAACCTAATGTACCCCCTATAATCTATATAATAATAGTAATATTAGTAATTGTACAAATTATTCTATTTATTAATACAATTTTATATTATACAAAGTATCTACATAATGATAGTAATAATGATATCGTGCTTTTTGAAAAATACCCCGTTTTTGAATATTTAAAAGATGAAAATTTTATGGACATAGATGCATTTTTTTTAAAGTATGATAGTCCATTCCCTTATATTTTCATATGGTATCCATTCTTAATAGTTATATATTTAATATATTCAAATATTACAAACAAAAATAACATTGAATATCAACACATATCATTCATTTTCTTAATATTTTTATTTATTGCATATTATTTTGCATTTAACTTTGCAATGGATATACCTACAAAAAATAAAATACGCGAGTTTGAAGATGAATATATCAACAAACATATTATAAATATGCGTATAAATACTGACATTGATTACAATGTCAACAATGTCAACCGACAAAAAATTTTAAAAATATTGAAATATATAATTATTTCGGATATGGAAAAGATGAATTACACATTAAATATAGATACAATTGCAAAACAAATTAAAGACCAATTTAATGATAATGATAAAACAAATATAGACTATATAAAAAATGCATTAAATGCAGATAAAGACGCCGATAAAATAACAATATTGGAATTAATATATACTTATGGGAATAAAGGGGTTATAAAAGATGATATTTCAAGAATTAAATATATTAAGTATATAGATAAATATTTTTCATTATTAATTAATGAAAATATAGATGCAACCAAAATAAATTATAGTATGTATTATATTTTAGGATTATCAAGCAAAGATTTTGTTGATAATAACCCTACAATATTCGCATCCGAAACAACTACAGAAAAATTTAAAAATATTATACTTAAACTGGATGAACTATTGGATGATACTATATATGTTAATATAAAAAGATATTATATTGGAATGTTAATTGCATCCGTTTTAATAATTATAATATTGATTGTGTCTTTTTTGGATGTAATTTTGAAAGCATTTTCAAATTTTTGCCGTGAATTTAAACTTGATAGAATAAAAGTTGCAGTAATTGGAATTATATTAGTATCATTTGCGGTACAATCTGTTGTGTATATAGATATACGTAATAGAGCAAATGCCGACGCAGATGACAAGAAGGACCAATAAAGTGCAGAAGCAACTTAAAGGAAAGCCTGGATGAACCTTGAATAAAATACTATATATATTATATATTTTATTAGAATAGTATATTAAAGGTAATATATATATATTATATTAATGGCGTCAACAGGAAAAAAAACAAAACCACCAGTGTCGCTTACTGGTACTGGTAGTTTCAGTAATGCAGGAAACGATCCTACAACGGATATAACTATACCACCAGTTACACAAGATACACAAGATACACAAGATACACAAGATAGTCTCAACAAAACTAATATCAATAATATGAATGTAATTATTGGTAAAATTCAGAATGAAACAAATGCCCTTATACCTGTTGATGTAAACACATTAAGTGATGGTTGTAAAAATGTAAATTTATATTTTCAAAAATTATACAATACTATAAATTCAATTTATATAGATAATAAGGATATAATATCAAATATATTTATTATTATTATACCAAAACGATCGGCAGATCTTGATAAATCTTTAGCTTCTTATATTGGATTAATGAAAACCCCCTTTTTTATATTTGATAAAAAAAACAAAACGGTGGGAATTGAATATAGAATAGGGGAAATTAAACAATTTGAATACGCGCTTGCAATACAATACAACTTATTTATAGGTAAAAAATTAGAATATACTACCAGTTTAATATCCTATTTTAATCGCATTATACCTTACTTATATTTAGTGGAATATTTAAATAAAAACAAATTAAGCATTACCTTAAATTCAATAAGCCCGCAAAACTCTCTTATAATTTTTGAAAATATATTAAATTATAGGATTAAATTAGTTAATTATTTTGATGATAGTGATAATTTTAAGGATATATTTATAGATAGTTCATATTTATATGCCATTTTACATAAAAAAATTTTTGATAATGAACAAAAATTTTTAAATATTAATTCAACATCAATAAAAAAAAAATTGGAATTAATTTACAAAGAGTTGGAACAAAATTTTCAACAAACGACACATACATCAACAATTAAAGATGTTAATACATCATCAATTAAAAAAAATGAACAAATATCCAAAGATAATAAGTATTACATATACGTATATGTATATATATATTATGTAAATCTCCATATTATCAATAAATGGTACAATATATTTGCAAAGTACGAAGGTTATTCGATTGACATTTCAAAATACGAGGAACTTATGCCAGAATTTATTAATTTAATTTATAATTATGAAGATGCCAATAAAATAAAATTGCAATTTGAAACAGCACAATCTGCAATCAAGAATGTAACTGAAGGGCAACAAATATTTAAAGAAACGACAAATGAAGATATATTAAAATGTATAAAAAATATAGATAATATAGATACTACATCAAATAATGATGATGTAGAAAATATCATAAGTAAAAATCCTAAAATAAACTTTATTGATATAACTGAATGTTTGCAACAAATACATGAGTTGAATATCTTGAAATTTACAGAACAAAAAGCATGTCAAGATTTTTTGGAAACAATTAAAAATAATATAAATATAAATTTTTCAATAGGTGATATTTATTCAAAAACAAAGGATGATATGGCAAATAAATATAATTCAACAAAAATACTTTCTAAAAAATATAGTGATATATTAATATCTTTTAAAAAAAAAACGAAGGTGATGAACATGATGACACAATTAAATCACTTTTAATTATACCTATAATAAATATATTAGACGTTAAAGAACTGTATATACAATATTCAAATTTGGAAATAAATATTGCAAAATATGATAAGCTATTTGAAACATACGAAGGATTAAAAATTAAATTTGATGAAACAATTAAATCAATTAATCTGTCTATTAAAAATAAAGATATTCTCGTTTTATGGAATAATTACCAAGAATACCTTCAAGCTAATAAAGAAAGTATGGAAATATTACAAGGACTAATTGATGAAATAGATATTGTAAGTAAAGAAATAGAGAACGGCGGGCGTGATATTGATAATTTACATGATTTATTTAATATGAATTTGAAAAAATTACGCGAAAAACTATATCAAAAATTTCTCGAAAGTGAAGATGAAAACAAAAGGTTATTGAATGAAAAAAATAAAGAGTTTTTACAAAGTAAACAAAATGATGAAATATACGCAGATTATGAGAATATATTTAGGAATGAACTAACCAAACTGTTAACCAAAAATGATGAAAATGATAACAAAATTTCAGCTAATTTAGTATTGTTTAAAAAATCCATAAGTGATGTCAACAATAAATTAAGTTTATTCGAAGACGAATTTATAAAAATGTATCAAAAGTATAATAAAACATTTTTTATAAATACAAATGTGTTCGGTTTGGAGGTATCTAATATGCCCATCGACATCTATCAATTGGAAGAAAATATACAAAAATTCACAATGATCCAAGATTTTGAGAAAAATTTAAAAGAATTAAATATCCAATACAACGAATTAGTAAATGAGCGAGCAAAGAGAGACGAATATGCAGTTTTAATAATTGAGTGGATTATAGAAAAAAAAAGACAAGAATTTGATAATAAATTAGAATTATTAAAAGAAAAAAGGGGGGTTTTTAAAATTTTAATTAAATTATTACAATTAGAAGAAAATAATACACATTTGAAAAGCATTGACAGTTTGCAAAACCATAAATTCGATCTTGGAAAACGTAAAAATGAAATTTATAAAGAATATATAGATAAAATTAAAGAATTGGATGCATTAATATTAACAATTAACGAGATTATAAAAGATAAGATATCAATATTAAAAGAAGAACAACAAGGAAATGCAGCAGAAATACAACAAGATATAGTTGATAAGATTTTTGAATGTATAAACGTAGAATACAAAAAAACTCACAATTACAAATCAAAGGGGATCGAATTAAATAAAATAATTAGTGAATATAATATTCAAATAAAGAAAATAAATAGTAAGAGTATTATTGTAAAATTAATACTTGATGATTACAAACAAATTATAGATAATGAAAATGGTTTGGATTATAATTTGGATAATATATTAAAAAATTTAAATAATATATTAGAAAATTATAAAGCTCTACAACATACATTAAACGGGTTAAATAGTAAGAATGCAGTAAATATAACCACAAGTTATCCTGAAATATATGGCAATATAAAAGGAATAATAAGTGAACTATTACAAGAATTCATAGAAAACTATGATATAGATGATTTTAAAAATTTATTATCCAAAATCAACGAATTTGAAAAAAAATTAAAATTTTTTACATCTATACAACTAGATACTGCTGATGATGATTTAAAAAATTTATTAGAATTATTGATAAATAATATAAGTGATATAAGTGAAAAATTTGGAAATTTTGAAAAGGATATAAAAACTTATAATAGTAGTGTTGATGAAGCAGTAAATATAAATAAAGGAAGACAAGAAATAATTACAAAATTAAATGAATTAAAGATAGAAAATAGTGAGGCCTTTTTTACAAATATTCGAGATATAATATGTCCTCCAGGTCTTTCACCATCACAATTTAGTATTTATATGCTGAAAAATGTAGAACATAAAGCAAATACTGAAAGTTTTAATAAAAAATATGTAGATATAGAAAAATTATTTGAAACTTTTAAAACAACATTTTATAGTGAATACAAAAGAATAATAGATAGTGAACAAGAGAAGGTAAAAGGTTTCGGAAAGGAAATTACCGAACATGATAAATTACATACTAATATTCTAACAATTAATGATGTAATTGAAGAAAGTTATGGGGAGTTTGAAAAATTAACAGATAAATTTAATGATGATGTTGATGTTGATATATTACCAAAAGATATTTCTGAAATAAGTGTTAGTTTAGATAAACTAAAAGAATTATTTGAAACAGTTAAGAAAATAAAAGACCAGAAAGATGTAGTTTTGCAAAATATAAAAGAAGCAAACAAGCATATTAAAGAAATGGAAGATATAAGTGATAAAAATAATTTTATACTAGGTTCCATCTTCGTTCAAGATGTACCCAAACTAATACAAACATTATTCGATAAAATTATAAAATTAAATAAAGATATACTTGCTAATTCTGAATTATCTGAATGTCTTAATAAAGAAAGAGAAAGGGGACAAGATATTCTTGAAAATTTTTTTAATAATTTTCGTGCAATCACCGAACAAACAAATATTAAGGAACAGCGTTTGGTTAAAGAATATTATGCGGTTGTTACTAAATACAATAAATATTTACAAATAATTAAAAAATACAAAGGTTATACTGGTGGAAATTTTGAATACATAGTTCAAAATTTTCAAAATGAAATGATAGAATTGCAGAATTTATTTGTTGAACTTACAACATATATGCAATATAGTGATGATTTCAATAATAAAATACAAACAGAAATAGACAAAATAGATGAATTTTATTTTCAATGCTGGAAAATACAAATAATGAATATACGTGGACTTATGTATACCAATTATACTAATTATCATGATAAGTTTGTGGAGAAAGAGAGCGCTTTTAAAAATAGTCTCCACAAATTCGTTACTCAATATAAACAATTTAAAAATAATGAAATGTATAATTTAATAAATAAAGTAGAAACTACAATAGATCAGCCATTTCGTGACTACTTGCTTGAATATGTTGAGACGTCCACAAGCAAGCCCGTGCAATTAGACAAAGAGAACTATTACAAAGAGGAATATAGTAAATTCAAAAATTATTATGATGAATTAGAAGAACTTATAAAAGCTTATGAAGAACCAGAAGTAGAAGATGTTATAGAAGAAGTAGAAGTAAAATTAGAACCAGATGCCCTAAAACTATTGGCGTTAGTAGAAATGTTAATAGATAATGAAAACTTATACAATGTTTTAAAACCAGATGATTACATAGTAATTAATGAATTAGAAGGGGAAGACAATAATAACCGTGGAGCAAATTTTAAACAATGCATTAACGCATTAAAGAATTTAATTTTTATGCATAGTCAAATACCCCCAGATGAAGATATAAATGAACCACAAAAACAAGATATATTTGTAAATTTAAATATTTTTACAAAGTCAGTACCAAAATTTTTAGATAATTCAGATCTAGAACTTGGTAATATTTTTAACCAATTTAGTCAAAGATTAAGAGATTATTTAGAAGGAATATATATAAAAGCATTATATATAAAAGCATTATATACATTGTTTCCAAAAAAAGATAATGAACAAAATAATGAAATGTATACAGTAAATGTGATTAATTCTTATCAGTCTGATAATTCAATAAGTTTGCAAAAATATGTAGATACTGATAAAAATATAAAACCTGCCATAGAAAGTATTGTCGAAGTCAATCCTTCAGAAAATGTTATATTTATGATTAAACGTGATGCCAATGTTGAAAATTTCAAATGTGAGCATACATTGAATATCGCCCAGACGTCTTATGAATTAAAAGGCTTTATATACAAGGAAAATAATAAATATGTATATTTTAAACATTTATCTAAAGGGAAATGGTATTCACTCGATACTAATTTCAAGGATATAGATAGTACAGATTACGCCAACCGTTTAATAGATTTAGGATACATGTATTATTACAAGAAAGTAGAAGTTGCAGAACCTGTTAATGTTCCTGTTGTAATAAAAGCAGAAAAAGATAGAGTGAATGATGTTAAATTTGTCAATGACCCGGTTCAAAATTCTTTATATGATGGTCATAAATTTTTTTCGTTAATCCAAATGATATTTGATAATTATGAATTTGTTAATGTATTACTTAAAATAGATGAAAATAATCTCGAAAAAACAAGCTTGTCAAATATATTATTATTATTTGCAAAATGTGCAAAAGAATATTTCACTGAACCGACACCGAAAGATTTAGATAAATCATTTAAAAATCTAATAGATAAATCATTTAAAAATCTAACAGATAAAATATGGGAATATATACAAACACAAACACAAACACAAGATACAAATATAGTTGCTATTTTTAAAAAGCTTTTTACAGATATTTACAAATTGTATGATACACAATTTGATGAGGGTTCTTATAAATATATTATGGCAACCGAACCCAATATTGACGGGACTGCAGAAGAAAAAACTGTTGAAACGTGCATAATATTAGAGCTAAATACTACTGAAGATACTTCAATAAATATCGAAAAACTTATAAAAACACATACGCAAAAAAATTTTGAAAGCTTTCCTAACAATTTAGTAATTGTTGTTAAAAAAGGTGATAATAATCATAAGTTTGTATACATTGATACATTAATAATAGGTAAATACGAATACGAATATAAATTAAAAGGTTTTATATTAGATGATAAGGATAAGGATGGCCAAACAACGTCTAAATATATTAAACGTTTATCAAATGGATATTGGAGACACATAAACCCTAATAGTGATCAAACATGGGTAACTGTTGCTTATAGTGCTTTAAATTTTAATGATAGATACGTGGATATGTATTATTACAAGAAAACGGATTTGTCAATATTCTTGGACAAATATAGAAGATTACATGAACTATTCTCCGAAGCAGGAAGCAAATACCATGAAATTTCGGGAAAAGATCTTGAATATTTGAAAAGATTTCAAAATAAATTTAGCGCCGATCAAGGTATTGGTAGTGATTTGGAAGGGATGAATGGTAATATACCTAATATTGATATAAAAAAAGATGACCTTAAAAAAATATTTGATGAAGGTAAAAAAGAAGAACTATTTGATAGAATTGCAAGGTATACAGAAAAATTGAACGAAGAGATTTCTGAAATGCAGGAATTAATTATTAAAGATAGAGAAGCGAAAGAAGCGGAAGAAATACGAAATACAACAGACGCAAATGCAATTGTTGTTGTTGGTACTCCGGTTGCTGATGTTGATGGTAATGGTGTTGTTGATGTTGGTGCTGGTGTTGCTGGTAATGGTCCTCTGGTTGATGTTGCTGGTAATGGTCCTCCGGTTGATGTTGCTGGTAATGGTCCTCCGGTTGTTGGTGTTGATGACAAAGAAAAAGAAAAAGACATTCAACAGCAAGATGAAATAGAAGCAACATATGCATTAATAGCACAAATTCAAGAGCATGAAAAAAGAAATGCAGTTGCTATTGCTAATGCCGAAAAAAACCAAGAAAAAGAAAGAATAAAGGAAGCAAATTTCGCTGCATCTATGGCTGTAACAGTAAGCGCAGTTGAAATAGCAAAAGCAGTTGAAGAAATAGAGGAAGCTAGAAAAAAAGCAAAAGAAAAAGCGATAATAGCTAAAAAGGTAATAGAAACTAATAAAGAGCAAATCATAAAATTAGAAACGTTAGTAGTAATATCCGGAAAATTGGCAAATAATATGGATAATGATGAAGATAAAAATAAAAAAATTTTAGATATACAAGCTAATGTTGATAAACTTACAAAAAGGTTTGCAGTTTTGGTATCAAACGGTATTGTTGATGAATCTCAAAAAAAATTAGAACAAGATATTGAAGAAGAATTAAAAAAATTAGAAAATATAATCGGCAATAAAAAATTTACTGATGAATTAAAGTTAGTTTCAGATGCACGGACGGATGATAATATAACTGTTCCCGTTTTAAATTTTGAATACAAAGACAATTCTTGTTTTATAAATACTGTGTTGCAAATAATATTAGATTGTAAAGTTCTATGCAAAGCGATTACATTCTATGGAAATGATGTAAAAATAAAGCAAAGTAATGGAACCTTCCAAATAAAGCTTGCAACAGAAATATGTGTTATATTAAAGAATATAATTGAATTTCATAAAAGTAACAAAAATGAAAATATTAATAGATTTAAACTAAAAACGTATAAAAATTATATTAAGCCATTATGGGAAAAAATAGTCAAATACAATAGTGATTTTGTAGTAGGACAACCTGCCGACTTACTCGAATATTTTGTAGGAGTAATAATTCCTGTTTTAGGAGATTGTCATATTGAAAACCCATTTAAATTAAATAGAAAAAAAATAGAGAAACTAAATAGTAATGATTTATATATAATTATTGACCAAAATGAAAACGATAATTTAATAACGAGAAATTCATATATTGCGTTGACAGTTGATAATTCAAATAGTTTTAAAAATTTACAAGAAATATTTAGTATAAAACAAGAAAAAAACTATAATGAACACCAAAGGGAATTTTTTCTATATCCTTGTAGTAGAAATTTATTAATTCAATTGCATTTTGAAAGTGGTGATGAAAATCTTACAAATCCTAAATTTTCTTTGCATTTGTATTTAGAAAGTTTCGTCGAAAACAATTTAGACATAGAATACCAAAAAAAGTTATACAATGATAGGACATCTTTGCAAAAATACAATGCCAAATATAAATTAGTTAGTTTTGTTCATTTAAATAATGGTCACTATGTATATTATAAATTAATACCAAATGGCGTACAAAAATCAATGATAGGTGGAGCAAATGGCGAAGATGATAATACATGGCTTAAATTAGATGATAATGATGGCAAAGATAACCAGTCAATTTTACCTGAAATATATGCAAGTGGTAGAAATGGCCAAAGAGTATTACAAAAAGATCTACCTAAAAAAGGTATTTATATGTATAATTATGAATTAGAGAGTGAAACCATTGTTCCATTACAAGATGGAAAACCATTAGGAGCAGATGCAGATGTACCAGGAGCACTAGGAGCAGATGTACCAGTAGCACTAGGAGCAGATGCAGATGTACCAGGAGTAGCACAAGTATTACCATTGCCAATATCACCATCACCAATAACATCTATACAAACAACCGGTTCAACACAAATATCATCACAAAATGCAACAGGAGCTGCTGAAATTGTACAGCAAGTATTTGGTATGCAAAATGCAAATAACCTGCAAAATAATCCATTACGTACACTTACGCAAAGTATGCAGAAAAAAAGATATGATGATGAAACATTAAAACTACAATATTTATATTCACAAAAATACAATGATATTACTCAATCTGATTTTGAGCAATTATTGAAAGCCAAAAATGATAATACACAAGATAAGGGTGCTTCAAATAATAGGATTGAGCAAATAAACAGAAATATAATAAATTATTATAATAAAATAGAAAAGAGTAGGAAAGATGATGATAATATACTTAAGAAGATAAATATATTTGAAAATGACCCGAAAAACCCATTAGAAGCATTAACAATAAATTTCGAAGATAGATTGGTGTTTATTATTGCAACATTTTTTACGAGGTATATTGCAATATCGATAATACAGAGAGGCATAGATACAAACTTAATAAAGACATTTAACGAAGGGATAATTTATTATGTAATAATTTATACAATATTATTTTGGTTTATTGTATTTTTTATTAACATTGATAATTATGCAATAAATTATATGGATGACAATATTATGAATTATATTCGTACATATATGTTCTATTTTTATATGGGGACAAATGGGATTTCACATTTATTAATTCACTCATTATTATTAATTGTAATTATTATAATACCCATTATACTAAATATTAAAAAGAAGGATATAGAAGTAGATGACGAAGACAAAGACAAGATAATCCTTCTTACATATGAAGAGCGAGGTAAATTATCCAAATCATTATCTTTAATCACATTATTTATATGGATACTAACAAGTATAATAGCAACAAAATTTTAGGATGATATATTATTTTTTAAGAAAGACTATCATAGTGTTCTTTATCGTGATTTTATTTTTGTATTACATGCCTTATTATCACTCGATAATTTCTTCTTTCCGCCTTTACTAGTTTCTTCTTTTGGACTATTAGAACTACTACCACTATTCTTAAGCTCTTCAATTTTACTTGAAATTGAAGAAGATGACCGCGATGATGAAGAATATGTAGTTTGTGCAGCTTGTGCAGCTTGTGTAGCTTGTGTAGTTTGTGCAGCTCGCAAAGCCTTTATCTTCATAGAACTTGCTTTTGCATCATTCGCCGCAGTTTTTGCAAGTTGTCCCATCACTTTTTCTATTTCTAATGCTTTTGTTGCATTACGCGATTTTTTGATAGCATCACTTATTAATTTTTTAGAATGATAACCCGGATTGTTTGCAGTTGCTTCATGAGCTCGTCGAGTAGCTTCAGTTGCTTCAAAATCAGCTTGTTTCATAATAGCTATTGATGTTGAATATTTTTGCAGAACATTTTTTTGTTTATTCATATTATTAACAGCATCTTGCTCTTGTTGTTTACGCATAGCTTCTTGAATAGCTTTAGTATCATCATCCTTTCTTTCTTTTAGAATGGCTTTTATTTTTTCATAGTTTCGTTTAATTAATATATCATCAAAATCTTCATATGATGGGTCATTATTTCCGTTATTTAATGCAGTAAAGTGAAATGATTTTCTTGAAGATTCAACTATTTTATTTGCATTGTTGGCTAACGGCGATATACTCATACGATAATTAAGTTTCCCTTCTTCACCCGTTGTTTTAAATACTTTATCATAAGATTTTGTGTATCCTCCTTTTTCAAATTCTTCTTTTGTAAAGAGGTCAGTATATTCATAAAAATCAATTAAATCTTTATTATCTTTGGTAGATAAAAGGAGTTTGTGCGATGTAATAAAAATTTCTTTAAAATCATCTTCATTAATATAATTATTATTAAATATTAACATTTTGAGATTTTCTAATTTAATTAAGGTTTTCATAAACATATCTGAAAAATATTCCTTTTCATCAAATTCCATCGCCCATGGAATATCAAAGCCTATAAAACAAAGAAAAGTAATACTTTTCAATTCTCCAATAATATCTATAAATTTTTCAAAATGGTTGCCTTTAATATCAATATTGCAAACTATTAAATTTTTTAGTTTAGTATGGTCTTTGTATTCTTCTAGATAATTCAAAAACTCGTTGCATGATATTATATCATTATTAAAATTAATATTATGTAAACTAATAATAAATACTTTGGATTTATCAATACTTTTTAAAACTTTTAATGTGA